GAACTTAGGGAGTACTTGGACGGACCAGTTGATACTAGAAAAGTTATCTGGTATGTTGACTTCACTGGAGGAGCTGGTAAATCGACTTTCGCACGTAGATACAACAGCCCAACAAATACTCCAGGTCTTGCTCGAAGAGGAGGATACATCATCAATGGAGGACAACACAGAGACATCTACTATGCTTACAAAGGACAACGAGTCGTCTTCTTCGACTGGAGTAGAGATCACCAGGACGCTTTTCCCTACACAGTCATCGAGAACTTCAAGAACGGATACTTTCTCTCAACCAAGTATGAAGCACAAGAAGTACGATTCAGACCACCACACGTGGTAGTGTTTGCGAATTGGGAACCAGATAATACGCGTCTAAGTGCCGATCGTTGGGATATAAGATATATTAACCAATAAATTTTTTTTATGAAGTCACTTTCCCGTATTAGTCAAGCGTCCACTCTGGGAAAATATTCTGGTGCTATAAGAACTGGTCTAAGAGCTTATCGTGTTATCAATCAAATAAGAAGAAGTTATCAAGGTTCAGACAACGTTCAAGGTCGACAGAATAGTCATGACGCCGCTGGAAACGCTATTACTTCACAGCATGATGTTGTTAGGGCTTATATGCGTAAGAGGCGTCGTAAAGGTGGTAAAAAGGCTTATAAGAAAAGGAAAAGGGCCAAAAGTTTCAAAAGAAAGGTCAAAAAAGCGCTCGCACCGTCAGCTGTAACTTACCATTATAACGAGCGATCGAGTGGCTGGATGAGTATGGCTGCTATGCCAACAGTATGGGGAACAGAACCATCCCAACAGTATATGGGTACTTTGGATTCAGATACTTTTGAAGCCAGTTATGCCAAAGGTAGTGGAATGAGATTATTCGAGGGTTTACCACCAACTGGTGATTATAATGATACTGCAACTTCAACTGGTGTTGGTCGTTATTTTGCAAAAGGAATAGGTGTTATTGCAGAAAGATATGGTGCTTCAGATCAGTTGCCTCCAACAGATTGGTTGCAAACATTCAAAGCCTATATCAAGCATTGTGGAATTACATTCTCAATCTATAATAATTCAGTTGGTGCAATAAATGTGGATGTATATGAGTTCATTGCTGCTAGGAATATCGCAAGAAATGATTTCTATAAAACACCATGTACTGCTTTTACCAGAATCAGATTAAATGATGCTTTCTATTTCAGTGATGGAATGACAAATGCAACAGCAATGACAGACTATGGTGCTACTCCATTTGATTTCCCAGGATTATCCAAACATTGGAAAGTAAATCAAAAGGTTACTGTATACTTACCTGCTGGTGCACAAACAAATGTGCAGTTTAAAGGTTCAAAAGGGTTGTGGGATGGAAAATTAGGTCAGGATTGTATGGCTTTCAAAGGAAAAACAAGGGAATATGTTTTCGTTGTAGGTTCGAAAATTGGCTGGGGTTTGAATAATTCAGATACTCCTATAAAGGTCGCATTTGAAAAGACTTATAAGATCAAACCACCAATGGGTACGCAATATGCTAAACCAAATTTTCTTAGTACCATGAGTTATAAATATAACGCTGTTTAAAAATATGTTTTTATTTTGTGTCCAAAATCCAAGGTGAGGGTAATACTATACCTCACCTTGCTAACATTGGATCTCCGAATTTTTCCGTTAAACCGGGACTTTTTTAGATTATATGCTGGTATAGTAATTAGGGTCAACCCTGATAATACCCTGATAAAAACCCTGATAAAAACCTGGATAATAACCCAACCCTGATAAGATAGGTTACACCGGGTAAACTTGTGGGGGTCTAAGCCAAGTCTAAGCCAACAAGAAAAAGTATAAATAGATCCAAATTCCTAGTGGATATTATGGCTCCTCAAGCTAAGCATTGGTGTTTTACAAACTTTGATCTGGATATTGCTATTGTTTATGATGCTACTGTTATGGATTATCTAGTCTATCAATTGGAAGAAGCTCCAACAACAGGTCAACGTCACCATCAAGGTTATGTTGCTTTCAAGAAGAAACGTAGTCTTTCCTGGATCAAGAATAATGTTCATGCTACTGCTCATTGGTCAATTTGTAAAGGATCTCCTTCTCAAAATCGTGAATATTGTACTAAATTGGATACTAGAGTAGAAAATACTGATATTACTGAATATGGTGAATTGCCTAGAGGTGCTGGAACAAGAAATGATCTTCATGCTTTCTTCGAAGCGGTAAAGGCTGGTGCGACAGAAGGTGATACAAGAGATGAGTTCATCGACATCTGGGCCAAGTATCCTCAATACGCAAGATCTGAACATGATCGACGAAGAAGAGAACGATTGGAGCGTTTCACCCCTGAGCCAGAGGAAGAGCGAGACTGGCAGCGTGAACTTAGGGAGTACTTGGACGGACCAGTTGATACTAGAAAAGTTATCTGGTATGTTGACTTCACTGGAGGAGCTGGTAAATCGACTTTCGCACGTAGATACAACAGCCCAACAAATACTC